GAAAAAAGAGAAAAGGGAAGAGAAACAAAACACAATGAGTAAAGCAAAAACACTAGCAACGACGGTTTCGACCGGTGGCGCGCTTGACAATCCATCGGCCATTCCAGCAGCAAACATTAGCGGCGCAGTTGGTAGCGCAACAAACCTGGCCGGTGGCTCTAACGGCACGATCCCTTACCAGTCGGCAAGCGGCACAACGCAAATGCTGGCCGTTGGCACGGCTGGTCAAGTTTTACAAACAAACGGCGCCGGCGCGCCTACGTGGGCTACCCCTGCTTCGGCCACTACTGCAACAAACATTGCTGGTGGTTCCAACGGCACGATCCCTTATCAGTCTGCATCAGGCACAACACAGATGCTGTCAGTTGGCACGTCTGGTCAAATTTTACAAACCAATGGTGCGGGTGCTCCTTCGTGGACTACTCTAACTCCCGCTGGTGTAAATGTTCAAACATTCATATCATCAGGCACTTGGACTAAACCTTCGTTAGCTGGTGGTTCTCGTGTGCTAATTCAAGCATGGGGTGCTGGGGGTTCTGGGGGTAAAACCGGTACGTATGGTGCGGGTGGTGGGGGTGGCGGTGGATATAAAGAACGCTGGGTTACTTTGTCAAGTTTGGGCGCAACCGAAACAATCACAATTGGCGCAGGGGGTGCTGCCAGAACTACAGATGGCGTTGGCAATGTTGGTGGTACTACAACTGCCGGAACCCTGAGTACTGCCTATGGTGGTAGTGGCGGCGGTAGCGGTTTCCAAGATGGTGATGGCGTTAATGTTACTCCGGGTGGAGGTGGTGCGGGTATGTTTGGCCCCGGTGTAAGCCAAAGCGCGGGAAGCACCTACTGGGGTGCTGGAGGTTATCCTGATGGTGGTGGTGGGCCTCCGCGTTATGACGGAACAAAATTTAATAATTACCTTAGGATGATAGCTCCGCAAACCGGACTCTTTAGTTACAACATGAGTAACGACGCATTCAGCGATACCGCTGGTGCGGGTGGTGGTGGCAGAATAGCGTTTACTAATGACAGTGGTAATGCTGACAGACCAATCTTCAATGGTGGCCGAGCCGTTTGGGGAGGCGGTGGTGGCGGTGGTACCCAAGGTACGACTGGAGGGGTTAGCCAGTGTGGGGGTAATGGAGGTGCGGGTGGTGCAACTGGAACTGTAGGAACTCAACCTGCTGGCGGTGGCGGTGGCTCATCTAGCGGAAACTCTGGCGCAGGTGGCGCTGGTCAAGTCATCATTACAGTATTCCCCGGATAAGGAAAAATCATGACTCAAAAATGTTTGTTAGACAGCGTAACTAAAGTTGTTGTCAATGTTATTGAGATTGAAGATGGTGCAATTTGGACTCCCCCAACAGGAACAGTATTAGCACCTCAACATGATGGTGGTATTGGTGACACTTGGGACGGAACTCAGTTTGTAAAACCGCCAGAGCCAGTGGATGAAACTGTACAGCCATTGTCTACAGATACACAAGTTTTATGACTGTAGAACAATTAAACTTTAAAAACTTTGCCCCTTAAACCTTATCCGCTTCGGCGGTTTTTTTACGTCTGGAGAAACTGAAATGAAACCTGGTTTTTATTCCAACATCGCCGCAAAACGCGAAAGAATGAAAAGTGGTAGCGGTGAAACCATGCGCAAGCCTGGCACACCTGGCGCGCAAACTGCTAAAGATTTCAAGCAGGCAGCCAAGACGGCTAAGCCAGATAAAAAATGAATGCGTTGGCTCCTTCTCTTGCTGCTGCTTGGACTGGTAGGGGCCGTCGCTAAGAGCGGTTGCCATGTCAGAGAGTTCTACGGAATAGGCTACACCATCCATAACCCTTCAGAGCGGCATTTGCAAATGGTGGCGTGGCTAAAGAACAATGCGCCATATTGCAAAGCTGCAGACTACGTGGTCATTTGGAACAGCTTGGCCGAGTGGGCGGGGACGGCAGATTCAGCAGAAACTAGAGAGCTAATTATTCGTGGACACAAAGACGCGCTTGATCGTGAAAAGAAGTGAAGATCAGTTACGACAAATGGTATCCGATAGTTCAACCCACCTCGATCACGCAGACAGATGTGTTTGCCAAGAGGGTAGAAAAGCTAGATGCAGAACGGGCAGTTCAAGTCCAGGTCGATCAACAGGTCAAGAAGTTTCATCAGTACGAGTACGAAATATACCAATACCGAATGAGGCAGATAACGCTGAACATCGACATCGTTAATTTAAAACGCGAGATTGATAAGTTGGTTTAAACGCAAGGAGTTTAAAAATGCTAGGACTAGATGCACTTTTACAAGTTGGCAGCAAGTTAATTGACAAGCTGATTCCCGATCCAGAAGCTAAAGCCAAAGCGCAACTTGAATTGGCGAAGATGGCGCAAGACGGTGAGTTGGCTAAATTGGCCAATGAAACTAAGTTGTATGAAATTGAGCAAGAGAATGTCACTCGCCGCACTGAAGCGGATATGGCCAGTGATTCATGGCTATCTAAAAACATTCGACCCATGACGCTTGTGTTTCTATTGGTGGCCTATTCTGGCTTTGCCATCGCTTCCATTTTTGATCTTGAGACTCGTGGGGCTTATGTTGAGTTGCTTGGTCAATGGGGCATGTTGGTTATGTCTTTCTATTTTGGTGGACGAACAATGGAAAAAATTGCTGACAGGGTAAAGAAATGAATTTAACCGATCACTTTACATTGGAAGAGTTAACTCACACTGACCACAGCCAGTTTGAAAATATCCCAAATGAAGCTGAACTTGAAAACCTCAGACGGCTCGCGGCCTTCCTTGAGGAAGTTAAAACTGTACTTGGTGGCAGACCCGTCATGGTCAACTCGGGCTTTCGCAGTAAGCAAGTCAATGACGCTGTGGGCTCTAAAGATAGCAGTCAGCACCGTCTTGGTGTTGCTGTGGACATCAGGGTTCCTGGACTAAAGCCAGACGAAGTGGTCAAAACTATCATTGCTTCTGGCCTCGCGTTTGACCAAGTAATCCGAGAGTTTGACCGCTGGACCCACATCAGCATTCCCAATGAGCCATCGCGCGCCCCTAGAAAACAAGCACTGATCATCGATAAGTCTGGGACGCGGGCGTTCTCATAGACATAGCTGAAAAAATTGATTCTCAACTAGCAAAGTCATAAAATGATTTCCACGGGCTACTACGCCTATCTAAAGGCCACCTTTTCAGGTGGCTTTTTCTATTTCTGGAGCTGAAATGGCAACCAATCCTTACGATATCAAAGCACCAGCCGTTACGACTGACATGGTGACCAATGCCGCTGCGGCTACGGCCACTCCCGCGGTTGCGACAAACCCATACACTTCCTCTGCACTATTTAATGCTGCGACGACGTCTACCTATAACCCTGCCAGTACTTTTGCAGATAGTTATGACCCGACTAAATGGAACGTAGATAAAGATCAAACGGTACAAGGCCAGTTAAGTAACATCATCTCCGCTGACTCGCCTTTGATGCAACAGGCAAAAACTGGTGCGTTGCAGCAGATGAACCAGCGCGGCTTAATCAACTCAACCATGGCCATTGGCGCTGGCCAAGATGCGGTCATTAAAAACGCGCTTCCTATTGCGCAGCAAGATGCCTCGATGTACGGGCGAAGCGGGGAGTTCAACGCAACAGCGTCTAACCAAGCTGGTCAATTCAATACTGCCGCAAGCAATCAAGCAAATGCTCAAAATCAAGCCGCAACAAACACGGCAGCACAATTTAACGCTGGTGCTTTAACTGATACTGCAAAGTTCAACGCAACAAGCGGTTTGCAAAATAGCCAGTTCAATGCCGGTCAGCAAAACAGTGTGCGCGAGGCCAATGCGCAGCGTCAGCAGACAGCAAACCTTGCTTCGGCCGATACACAAAACAAGATGGTTATCCAGCAACTGGACAATACGTTTAAAGCGGCCATGTCAAGCGCTGACAACCAGACCAAGGTTGCCTTGCAAGAGATCGATGCCACCACTCGTAAGAGCCTGGCCACTACGGAATCGGAGTTCAAGCAGCTAATGCAGACCAGTGCGAGCGCGTCTGATCTGTTCCAGCAAACCCTTAAAAACATCAACGACCTGGTGATGAACGGTGACTTAGACGCGGCGGCTATTAGTGCTGGCACAACCAACCAGCTTAACAACCTCAAGTCTGGCATGGCTGTTCTTGATGTGCTCAACAACAACATCACGGGTCTTAAAGACTTAATCACCATCACATGAACCGAGAAGAGCTTCTCCGGCCGCTTACGAGTTCGGCCGAAGAGGTCAGGGCGTTTGAGGCATGGGATGCGGTGCCAGGCTTCATCGACGGGGCCCACGTCTGCACAGCCCTTATGAAGGGCTCAGAAATTCATTTTGCAATTGTTGCCGAGCACAGGCTGCGCACGGTACTGCGCTCGCGCACGCGAGAGTTCTTGGAGCCGTTGCTTGAGCGCTATGGGTTCTTGACAACCCGCGTTGCCTTGGGCCGAAAGGCCGAGCAACGGTTCGTGCAACGCATGGGGTTTGAGCCCACCTGGGCAGATCACAAATTTGAATATTACTTATTAGCGGAGCTTCCCTTTGAGAGGAAAACAAAATGAAGTTTGAAAAAACATACTTAAGCAGAGCCATGACCAGGGCGATGGCGCTTGATCATCCTATTGGTGACCCCACTGGTGGGCCAGCCTATGGCGAGAGGCGTGACCCGGTGTCCGCGGTCATCGCAGTCGCATCGATGTGGGAGGCGGGCACCATCATTGCCGGCGCGTCTACGTTGCTGGCCGGCGTTGAAGCCTTAACGGTTGCTCAAGGACTGATGTTTGCTGGCGGCGCGCTCAGCCTGGTTGGCAACGTCAGCGGCAATCAGAACTTAATGCTTTTAGGTAGCGCCATGATGTTGGGCGGTGGTGTTGGCGGCTTTATGTCTGACGCTGGCTCTGGATTTAATCAGACCTTCTCGGAAGCCTTTACTCCAGCGCCTGGGGCTGAAGCTAGTCTTGCGGGCACTCCAACAAGTACCTCAGTAACTGCCCCAGCAACTGGGACTGCAAACCCCGCTGAAAAGCTGCTGGAAGGTAATGCGAATTCGACTTTAAGTGGGAAAGAAGCCTTCGAGAACAAACTATATCAAACTAACCCAGAGGCTTTTTATAACCCTAATTTTCCAGTCAATACACCGCCACCTAGCCTGGAAGCCGCAAGCGTTTTACCAGCGCCAGTGCCAGGGGGTCCCCCACCGCTAGGCGGCTTTGATTCCACTGATGTGCAGTTTGCCAAAGGGCAGCAAGCTGCTAACACAAATCCAGGTAACACCTTCGGTCAAACACCTGGCCTAGATAAAGTAGACCCCGGCATCATCAACAAGGCCATGGCATTTGCCAAAGAGAACCCAATGGCCGCAATGGTGCTTGGCCAAGCAGCAGGCGGTGTGGCTACGGGTGTCATGGACATGGCCTCAGGCAAGACAGCTGCACAGACTGAGCAGCTCCAAGCTGATGCCGCTTACCGCAAATCAATTGCAGACAAAACAAACCGCGACTCTGCTCTTCAAACTTCGCGCATTGCACAGATCAATGCGAACTTAAAAGCGCAATACCCACAAATGGCCGTCAACCAAGGGGCCGTGAAATTAGGACCGCAACCCGCTGGCCTTATCAATACCGCTCGCGGATAACCAGGAGAAATTTATGGCTGGAATGATTGAAGAAAACATGACGCAACCTGTTCAAGGTGCACCGACCCAAGGCGATTCGATTACGCCAGAGGC